GGAGGCTATTACTCATCGCCACCGCTTGACCAGCATGCTGGTCTTGCGGCTCGTGTATGTACTGACGCAGAACTCCGATCCATCCTGCAGAGGATGGTGAGGAGCCCGATTGTGGCCCTCTTGAGAAGTCTCAGGGCGTCCACAGTTCTCAGAAAAATATCTGAGAAGCATGGCCCACCCGTCAATCTCCTTCGTAATAGAGGGAGACCTTATATCGTAGACACGGTACTGAACTTTCTGAAGATCAGTATTCGTCCTACGACGGCGGGGTCTTGACTCGGGCGGTACGTAACGTAAGCTCGGACAGGTTAAACCCATGTCCTCGCTTGGCACTTCGGTATAAACCGAGAGTAACCAACTTACAATCAAGTTGTAAGTACGGTAGTACGACTTATCGTAGAAACTATTAGCATAGCTAATGTAACTCGTATAAGTCTCAGCGCTGCGTGATGATGACCAAACAGTTCGTAATCGAACTGGTGTGACGTTGATGCCGTTGAAGGCGTCCATGCCACATGACTCTCTAAAGAGTCCCTTGGTGCAACTCTTGTCGCGGTTTACCTTTAAACCAAACGACTCCAGTTGTTCGATCGCGTCGGCCGCGTGAGCGGTTGGGACGATCACATCATCACCATACACTAGTATACGCTTTCGCGTATACGCGTCGGGAGCACCTGCCGTTAGGATAGCCCAGATAGTAAGTGCCAATACGGGAAAGCATAAAGCTGACCCCATTGGTGCGAACTTTCTGAGGTTTAAAACCCTTCCGTCAGGTAACACCGTTCCTGTGGACCTACAAGCCTCCAAGTGACTGAAAAGCCACGAAGGAAACAGTAGGCGAACCAACTCAAGGGAAACTCGATCACTAGCCTCATTGAGGTCTAAAGTCGAGTACCGTCCAGTTGTGGGAGAATTAGGAGCTTTTAGACTCCCAAGTTCTGCACCACGCCTGTTCGGTCCTTGGTCGGTGAAGAAGACATTGTGCTTGGTTAACACATGTCTCTCCACATGATCGACGATCGCGCGACCTAGACCCTGTTGAATCCATTGATGATCAACAGGCTCACAGGATATAAGACGCGGACCACGAGAGTCTTTTGGCACGAGTATAACTCGGGCTGGGAGACTCTCCCCAGTAACACGACCGAAGTCGCGGTACTGATCACAGACGTGCCCAGAAGACGAGCAAAAATACTCATCGAATGGATACCGTTCTGTGATTCGATCGTCGACATTCGTCCAAAGGTATTTGTCCCATAGTCGTTCCTTGGTAGAAACGGCTCCAGGACCATGCCTAGGATAGATGTCGGTTGGATCGAAGCGAGCAAAAAGTTCCGCTAGGCGGCTTTTTGCTAGGTGTGCTATCTCCAAAGTCGTTTTACCAGCTGAATAACTGGTGGAACGAAGAAGAGTAGCAAGTTGAGGAGCTCCTTGCATTTGTGTAAGGATCTCATCAATCGCCTTGAGGTCTGTCTCGGTTTTTTCAAACTTTGATATGACTTCATGTTCTTGTACAGGATCGTACGGGACTTCGAGTTTGTAAAACACAAACAAGATGCCACGTATGGATTCGACGCACTTTGCGCACGGCGCACAGAGAAGAACCCCGTTTGGTTGGAGGACACGATTAAACAGCTCACCGAGAAACCTCGGCAGCTGACTGTCGGGTTGAGGATCCATCCTCAGCTCTTCAGCGTTTAATGGTGTTTCACCAGCTAAAGCCTTATCAAAGGCTTTACCCAAACGAGGCAAGGTTTTCGTTAGAAAACCAAGACCTTCTCTCCGTGCTCTGCTCTCTACCTTATTAAGGGTAAGTCGCAGCGCACGCGTGTTGAACACGTCACCATGCACGTTTTGGACGTCCATGATGAGTGTGGAGATGAGCTTTATTAGCGAATCTAGGCTCTTATTGACTGCCATATGGTGAGTCTCCTAGAGCATGCACACACTCAGCCGGATCCATCCGAAACGAACATAACTTGTATGAGGCAACTACAGCTTATAGCGTTAGCAGTATTCCTACTGCTAATCGCCTTGTACTATAGTCACTAACAAACGAAACAGATGAACAAAAACAACAAGAAGTTATTTAAGTCAGCACTGCTACCCTCGATACCGAACGGTAAGCCGCCGAAAAATCGGAGACTTAGAGTTGCGGTACTCTGGGATTACAGTACTATTAGACCTGAATCGCTTCAAGTACAACGGCCAGTTCTACAACCGCCTAGGCCTGCCGAAAACGGCGGGGACCCAATGCAGTTCTCAACGTTCGGAGGAAATACGGACGTGCTGTTACTTAACTATCCCATCTTGTTCAAAGATGGTAAGTTGTTAACGCCGCCGCATTCTCCGAGTCGTTTTGACTCTGCAATGACGGGAGAGAATTATGGCCCATTATACTAATACAAGCTCTGAACCGACACC